CACCCCCAAGAACCAAGCAGCCTACGAACCACATGCTTGATGCCTTAAATTACCTCACCGATTCTAACGCTTGGTTCTTGACTGATTCCCCCGCGGAAGAGACGGGCGAAGAATGGCATTGGCAGGATAATATTACAGAGTACGTCTACGACCCCAAGGGGTTGAAAATAAGCCCCTTCTGCGTAGACGAAGGCTACTACTGGTATGGATAAGCCCTCTCTGAAATGTGGTCAGCACATGCTTGGGCACAAGTGGAGTGATATACCACCTAAACCGCATTTCGCCACATGGTGCGTAAGATGCCACGTAATGCACCCTTTGCATGGATTCAAGCGTCATGGATAAGCAAGACAGGATTGTACAAGTTGGCTCCTCTGTATGGATTTCATTCGATGAGTTCGTAGCGCTGACAGGCACCGATGAACCTCTTCAGATG